CTTGTTACGCTTACCACCAACCTTGCCCTGACCCTTTGAACCAGGAGACATCCAGAACTTCTGACGACCTGAGCATTTACCTTGGCTCTTGCCTGCAGGAGTGGTGTAGAACTTGTTTGCATTTTTCATGATCTTTACCTTTAAGGTGCTTTACCAATAGCCCAAGCAGCGCCATCCCAGTGTGCAAGAGACTTGTCACCAAGTATGACCCACTGACCTGTCGTCCAGGCAGTTGTGTTGCCAAGTGCTGCCAGTGCTTGTAGTACCGTCAAACCACCAGGTATTCCTCCAGCAAAGGAACCAGGAGTACCAGCAGTAGCTTTGGTCGTTGTGGCGCCACCGCCTCCTCCACCACCTGCGCCAGGTGTGACTCTAGGAGGTCCACCAGTACCTCGAACTACAGGCTGAACGTCTGCATTTGGTGGAATCACAGCATTTGGCTGCAAGGTAGGAATCTCGTTTGGCTTACCTGCAAGTCTTGCTGCTTCTTGAATGGAGCGGCTGTACACCACAGTACCATCTGCAAAAGTGTACTGTTTACGGATCCGTCTGACACCAACACTGCGAGCAGAGCCAGTAGACGGCATGTGATAACTAGGCATTGTTTGGGTCCTCTATGAGGAAAAGAGGGCTTTTACACCCTCTCTTCCTACTTGCCTTACATGACGGCTACGGTCTTGATAACAGCGAGCCTTTCGGGCCTAAGGATCATGCTACCGTACCACCACTTAATGCTATAGTACCCGACCTCACCGTAAGGATCATCGCGGCTATAGGAACCATCGGAACCAGGCTTCACATGCTTGATCTTAAACTTAACGGTCTTGCCGTCAGTCTGGAAACCAATCGTCGTGAAGGAACCGTCACCAACTACCAGCATCGGGTAGACGTTGACATGCTCGGTACCATCGGTGGGAGAAGGTCCGGTGTAGCAAACGTCACTTGCAACTGCTGCGGCGCCTGCTCCGTCCCAATGTGCCATTTCTGGGACAACTATGAACCGGAAGTCTGCAACCGTGCCAACCTCACCTCGTGCCAGGGTCGTCGCTGCACCGTACTGAGCAACCGGGATCCAAGCCTTCTCACCGTGGTAATCCTTCATCCGCATGAGGGTCGGCAGCAACTCGGAACCGATATACATATACCGGGCGCCATTGACCACACGAGTGTCGATCATGCGTGAGCCAGTGATGACCTTGGTGTTCTTGGGAGTGCGGTTGTTGTCCAACTCGATGCCCAGCTTGACCAGATCATCGTAGGACACCAGGTCAACGGTACCAGCCGTCAGAGCAGCCGCATTACCGCCATTCAGGGAGGCAACACTGGTTGCATTACCCGTGAAGCGAACCACACCAGCACCATTCAACAGGTCGATCTGCAGCTGGTCCTCGGTGATCTCATTGGCAGCTTTGACAGCCTCACCAGTGATGTGACCTTCAAGCTCAGGATCGTTGTCGAAGTCCAGGCTGTCCTGCGTGTACTCCTCGAAGAAACCAAACTTGTTCATGGTTCCCTGGATGGTCTGACGCTTCATACCAACACGGTTGACACGTCCACCAGTCTCGGAGAGAGCAGGAAGCTTGCCAACGATGGTACCAACATCCTTCGAGCTGCCGTACAAGTTACCGTACTGGACACCAGCATCACCCGTCGTACCGTCAATCTCTACCGTAAATACGAAAGGATTCGGGGTAACGGCAAGCAAGGCAGCATTCGCAGAGGCATAGGAGCCAGTACCGTAACCCTGGCCCTTGTAGTAGGCACCAATCTTGGTTTCGGCAGCAGTCTTTGCATTGGCAGCAGTCGTAGACATGCCTTCAAAGTACAGCTTCATGCCACCAAGATCTGCAGGCGCCTGTACAGAGGCAACATGCTTGTAGACCGTCGTGTTAGCAACTGCGTTTGAACGGAGAGACACACCTTGTGCATCAATACCCTGATCGTTGATATTGCGGTCATCAAGGATCGGCAGGTAGTGGAACAGCTTGATGGTCTTGCCCCAGTGCTTGGGCATGGAAGTCACATCGGCAAGCTGACCGAAATATGCTTCCTTGACGGCTTCTACGAGAGCACGTTTGTAAAAGTACTCCGTATAGATCTGCGGTCCAACGGTACTCGGAGTCGTCGGAGGAGCGTTATACTGATGACCCTGGGGGTCAGACCAATTCGGATTGGTAGCCATGATATATCACCTAAACATTAAACAAAGCGTGGCGCTCCCATCTTCTCAAACTCCTCGTCAGACAGAGCCAAAGGATGAAAATCCTGAGCAGATGTTCGCGTCGATGAAGATCTTTTGGTTGGGCTGGCAGCTCTTTTACGAGCTTTAACCTTGGGATCTTGGCTTGGTTTACGTTTCGGCTTTGGTTCCGACTTCAAGTGATCAAAAGCACCTGAAGCCTGAAGAGCATCACCTACCGTCTTGTACGCCATCAGATCATTCAACCCTTGTAAGCGACCCAGCATCCGCTCACTTGCTACAACATTCATAATTTGATCGTATACCCCAGTTTCTACCTGTGTATTGATCAACTTAATCAGTTGGGGTTGTTGCATAAGAACCTGCTTACTCGGCGCATCCCATTTGTTTCCGAGTTCGTCAATCGTTCGATCAAATGCTTTGGTTTCACGAATGTCGTCCAAAACATCATCGATTGCTTGTTCCGACTCGGTTGGCGCATAGGATTGCGGCGTGTAGTCAGTTTCAGAATCCATATCCAAATCCATTGGATCAATTTCCTTATCCTTAAGGTATTTTTTGACTGCCTCTGGATTTTTCTTGTCCAGATCAATCAGGAAATTTACTTTCTCCTCGTCCAGCAGACCGTTCTTGTCCAGAGCACGCATGATGCGTAGCTGTGGCTTCAGGGCCTGCATCTTGTACTGGTAGTCCACACCCATCTGCATCAGCTTACGGGCGTCTTCTACGTTCTTGACCTGCACCTCTCGCTTACTTGCACGAAAAGGCGTCAGGAGCTTTTCATACTCGGCCTGGTAATCGACCCCGTCAGATGAACCAGAAACTTCTACCTGCGTTGGCTCAGCTTCTTCTGCCTCTGCCTCCTCATCCTCACGAGGCTCGCTATCAGCATAGACGTTTGCTCTGCTTTCCTGGGGTTCTTCCTCAGGCTCCTCGTCTTCTGGTTCTTCATCTTCGACTACTTCTTCTTCGGCAGGCTCTTCTTCTACTTTTTCTGGCTCACTTTCTTCGTCCTCCTCAGATTTTTGCTGTGCAGCAAACTCCTCAGGAGTCATGTTCATCAACTCATCATCAGACATTCCCAGAGCACCAGGACTCGGTATGTCTTCCCGCTCTTGGGTTTGTTCTTCAGCCATTAGTGGGCCTCGGCCATAATTTCATCACGGGTCTGTTCATGCTGCGACATTGTGTGCTGTGCATGATTCCCGAACTGGAAAATCTTGTTAAGGTACTGTCGATAGTAGCCAACAGCCGTAATCATGTTATCCAACATCTTCTGCTGCTCTTCGGACTGCAATGCCGGTTCTGCTTTGGCAAGTACCAGACGAGCTGCCTCTTCCTGCAAATATCCTTCTTCCAACAGCGAAACAAAATCTCTGTTCTGACGGAGCCGCTTCAAAGCTTCCATACGCTCGATGCTTTTTTTAGCCTCTTCGATGGTTAGCTCTACCTGCTCCAGTTGACTATCGTGTTGCACTTGGTGCCCTCGGTGTGTTGTTACGTGTTAAAGCCTGAAGCAACGTGTTCTGATCCTTGCGGTCAGCCTCTCGTTCTTTCATGGCCATGTTGGCTTGTGCTTGAGCGCCTTGCTTCTGAAGGTCTCGTTGGTGAGTTACACCAGCTTCCTCTTCAAGAAAATCCAGGTCCATTTTGTCAGCCTGTGAACCAAGATGTTTCGCTTTCATTTGCTCAGTTTGCACTTTTGCCATGTCAAGCATACCACTTGCTTGCTGATTTTGCGCTTCACCCTGTAATTTAGCAACTTCTGCCTTCAATTTCTCTAACTCCATCATCCTTGTCTCTTCGGCAATCGGATCCGGCTGTGGCTTGTATTCTTGGATCCTCTTCGACAATTCAGGCATCTTTCGCAGTCTGGCAATGTCAGCAAGGATAATCTGCGACATTTCAGGGGGCATGGTGTTACCCATCGTCTGCAGCATGAAAGCCAGCTCCTGTGCTTTGATGTTGTCCATCTCCGCAGAACTGATATCCAGAACCAAGTCAAATCTACCGACAAGATTCTCTCGGTTGATCGAGACAAACTCTTCATCGGTAATCGGGATCACTTCCTCGTCGGACAGAAACTCCCCGTTCATCGCAATAATCTTGTAGCCGATCTCCTGGATCCCCTTGGACAGGCGCCGAAGGATACCGATCTCTCGCTTGCCTGAAGCGTCCATTGCCCCACGAGCTGCTGTAGCCACTGAACCAAAAGCATCTCCTGAGATTCCTTGGTGGAATGCCTTTACGCCAGTCAGGGACTCTGCCTCCATCTGCTGCATCTCGATCATGAACTGCGCAGACTGCGGAATGTCGGGGTAGACGTGATCGTAGAATGCTTGTCGAGGATCTATATGAGCCTGAAACTCGTAATCCTCCCCATTCTCAAACTTGCGCCTGTTGGTCACGTCCAGGGCGTCTACACGGGTTCCCTTCTGGCTGGCAGCACTACGACCCATGATGTCTATCATGCCCCTTGTAACGGCTCCCAGGACCTTCTGGTTGTCCTCTAGCAGCTCACCGTCAGGCTCACCGTAGATCTCGTTACGCTTTGGCAGATATTGAACCAAGACAAATGGTAGTTTCTGATCTGGGAACGGATTCTCTTCCATCCGAATCATCACGTCACCGACCCAGGTAGCAACAAAGGGTTTGGTCCTTCCGCTGTTGTCGATGTCCCAGTAGCCCCAGTATTCGTACGCTACGAACTTTTTACGGGGTTTGTCTTGAAATTGAAAAGAGTTGACAGTTGATTCCGACTCATCTGGATCACTGAGGATAGAGTTGGCTTCCATGTCGATCTGGTCGAGGTTTGTGTACTTTCCCCCCTTCTCCAGCTCCGACATTGAGGTTTCAAAGCGATAGATGATGAAGTTTGCCTTCTCTATGTCACCATTGCAGGTAGGATCGACAATAACGTCGGTGTAGGGGCAGACTTCTACGGTAGGTTGGTTAAGAGTGGTGACAGTTTGCAACTCTTTGCGCACACCTGTCTGAACTTGTTCA